TCTTGGCTACCCACCGGCCAGCCACCTGATCCCAGGTGATCACCTGCCCGTCAGCAGTAGGCGTCACCGCAATCGCTGGTGTGCCCGTGATCGTGGTCGGCGGTGGCAGCGCCCTGCTCACCTCCCACTCATTCTTCGCTGCCCTATAGGTGGCCGTCAGAATCGAGCCATCAGGGGCGGTGGAGCTGACCACCTGCCCATCAGTCGGATTCTTGGGGAAAGGAAAGGACACTGCTTACCACTGGTGCATCCTTCCCAGTTTCGCTCCTATGGCGCGTCAGGCCACAATGAACTCAACACCACCTATCACCAATGGCTGATCTCGCCAAGGAGTTAGAACAACTCCATGCCTCAGTCGTTCGCTCGGTTCGTGAGCGCATTGAGAACGGCAGCGAAGATGAAGACGGCAACTACAAACCCGTCAGCAACGATGATCTCCGCGTTGCTCTGCAACTGCTTAAGCAAAACTCCATCACCGCCAATCTGGCTGAAACCGATACCCAGGCGCTGAAAAGCAAGATGGCCGCCAAGCTCAACTTCTCCGCACTCCAGGAGAAAGTGGTTCCCCTTCGCTCCGTCTCACACCCCCATACGACCGACGAGGCATCGCAGCACCAGGCTTAAAACCCATTGCCAACGCATCCAAGCTGGCACCGCTCTCATCCAAGAAACACTCCACTGACCAATCCATCAGATCCTGTTGCCGTAGCTGCTGCTCACGTACCTGGTCCTGAGCAGCGGCATCGGTAAAGAACTTCAGCGCTAACGACAACGCATCAATGCGGTCGTCATGGATCAAGGCGCCACGCTCTGTCGTGATCCGACTGAGCTGATACATCAATGACCGCTGGTGCCCCTTCTCCGCGTCACGCTCAGCCTCGCGGTAATCCTTCCTGATCAACTCCGCAGACATCACCAAACGGTGCTGCTGCACCAACGGTGCAATGGTGTCCACGATCCGACGCTCCTTCTGCATCGTCACCTTGATCGGCTCGATGCCACACGGATGCACCCTGTTCAACACCGGTGCAAGAAGGGCCTCAAACATGCCATCGCCGAAGTTGCTCTCGACCACCACCTGGGTGACCTTCCAGCGCTCGGCACGCATCGCCAGCAGCTTCAACACCTCATCGGCATAGCCCTGCGTCGTACCGCCGGACTCCAGCACAAAGAAGTTGCCGTTCAGCTCGGCCACCACAGACCAGGCCAACTCATCGGCACCACGACCAGAAGGGTCGATGGCCAACACGCATCGCCAGGTCTCGTCCTGCGCAATCCAACCCTGCGTGAGCATGGGCCGGTGATACCACCGATCAGCACCCATCCCGATGCAGATCAGATCTTGAATCCGCTGGTCAGGACCTGACGCCCAGCTGATCACCTCCGGCAAGGCCTTGCCATCGAGATCCATCACGATCATGTCCCCCAATCGAATGGGGTAACGATCCAGGGTTGAGAGACGACAGTTGAGCTGGAACTGAAGCTGCACCGATGAACGTGTCATCGACATCTCACGCTTCAGTAACTCGTCATGACCAAAGCGTTCTGGATCGGTGGGTTCACCAATCAGTGATGGATCCTCTTCAACCTCTGCAGCAATCAGTGGATCAAGATTGCCGTCATAGCAATTCCACTCGTCATCAACAGCAGGGTTGGGATAACGGGCAGGCCACATACGCATCCCATAATTCCGCTCTCTATTGAGGCGTAGGTATAGCGATGACTCAAGGTGAGGCGTGCCAAGGAAGATGGTCTTACGTGGTAACTCCCCTTCCACTGCAGGCTTTCTGATCGCCTCTAATTCTGTAATGGCAGCAGCTAATCGTTCCTGCTTTAGCGGTGTGATGGAGTTGCTAAGTGTCTCAATGTCATCCGCGATTGCAACGGTACAGCGCTTACCCGTCAGTGAAGGGGAAAGGATGCCAACAGCGCGAACAGATGGTGACTGGTCAACGATTGCTGGACCAACGTCAAAGGCTTGAACAGAACCACGACCATCAGCAGCAGGAGCCAGGCACTGAAGGATGTCGATGTCACGGATTAACCGCAGCATCCAGTTGGTGATCTCAACAGCCTTGTCGGATGTGGCACCAACGATGAGGACCTTTTCGCGGAAGGGGTCCATACGCAAACGCCACAGGGCATACATGCCTGTGAGGGTGGATTTAGCCACACCACGGAAGCCGGTGATGATCTGTCGATCAGGACCGTTCTCCAGGTAGTTGAGGATTGAGACCTGCTGCTTGGTTGGCGTTTCAGCCAGGTTGAGTTCCCGCAGCAGGTAACAGCAGAAATGGGAGAGGGGTTGGAGTTCCTCGGGCAGAGGCTGCCAGCTCATACGCCCTCAGCCACCTCTAGAAGCTCCTGTAAGGCCGCTTCAAGCTGCTTCCGTTTATCTGCCACCAGATGGAAGGAAGAGACGAAGCAGACGGCTTCCAGGCCGTTATGGGAGAGGGAGACCTTCACGCAGTCATCCCTCATCTGTTCAGCCTGGAACTCCATCACTTGCGCATCCGCTTGGTGCTACCGGGGTCAGTACCGCCAGCGCTACCGGAAGGACCAGGTGCACCAGGACCGCCCTTAGGAGGGCCAGCAACAGCAACACCCTCGACGTAGTAGCCAGCAGGTGCTGTGGCCAGCGCTGCTTGGATGTCAGCAACAGGACGATCGGACTGACCGATCAGACCAAGATCCAGTCGTTCGTTGTTGGTGAGATAGGCCATTTACAAGGCACTGGTGCATCACACCCAGTTTGCAGCGCTGTCGCGCCGCAGTCGACCTGCAGCCTCCTGCAGCCACAAGGAAGCCCCCACCACCCGTAAGCAGCAGGGGCTTCCCCAACAACCACCGGAACTGGAATCCGCTGTCTCGGCCAGCAAATCCAAACTCCAGTAGCTCCGTCGGCACCACCCGTTACGGATGACTGGACCTTAGCGCCGCCGGGTGTAGCTCCTCACAGACCAGCACTTCCTCGCATTGCAGCGGGTGTGTGCACGGACGTGGACAGGGCCACCGGTGTACGAGGGGTAGTAGCTGCCAACGCCAGACAACATCGGCTCGATGTAGCGCTTGTGAAAAGCGGTTCGCTGATCAGCCGTGCAAGCAGCGATGCGATCAATGAATGGGCCGTGGGCAATCAACCCGTCGTAACGCTGGACCTGGTAATCCCAGGAAACCCTGTTGGTAGCGATCTCCAGGTACTGCCCCTGCTGAGCGAGAACGTCACCACGGACAAGCCGCAGATCACGATCCATCCGGCAGTAGGCCGCCGCTTGACGGTCTTGCCATTGGATGTCTTCAGCGCTGTAACGCCTTGCGCACCAGCGGTTGGCGTCTGTTTTCTCGACCATGTTGCGAGCACATGGCGCGGGTGCCTCTTGTTGGGCATAGGCAGGTGCCGCCAGGAACACTGCCGCGAGAGCTGCGAGGAACTTCATCTCAGGCCTCCTCGAACTCCTTCATGGCCAGACCGATGGATTGAGACTTCCCGCAGGAGACCATCCATGGGTTGATCCGGTAATACCGCTCACCGGTCACAGAGTTCTTGATCTGCCTGAGCAGGTGCTGCTTCTTCAGACGGGCAATGCCAGCGCGGATCTCTGCAGCGTTGCTGCCCATCCGGTCAGCCAGCCCGTCAGCTGATGCCCAGATCCGACCGGTAGATGGATCAGCAAACGACAGCAGGCACCAAAGCAGCATCCCGTCCCTGGGCTTGATCGCTCGCTGCGAGTACAGGTCCATGACCCTCTCGGTGTCCTTGAGGTGAACCATCACAAAGCTCGTTCTGTCCATAGGTAAAAGCATTGGGGGATGGATTGGTATTGGCCATTGGGGAAGGGCAGCCAGAAGCCAGTGATACCGGTGGTTGTTGGATGGACACATTTGTCACCCCTGTCAGGGCAACGGGTTCCATACCCCGAGTATTGCACATGTGCAGACATAGGTGTCAATACCTCTCCGTCCGCACCTAGCCCGTTTTTCCGCCTCTTTAGATTCTTATTCAGTCACTAGATCTCACTACTGGAGATCTCCTGCACCCCTCTCCCTCCTGGCTCCTTTCGGACCCACTCACTTCAAGGGGTGCACTCACCTCACTCATTTCCCAGTTTTACCTCGCGCGATGTGATGGCTTCCGCTACAGCGCGACGGTGACGTTCCCCCCATGCCCCCGGTGCTTGGGGCTGTGAGCGCTGGTTGCTGGGGGTAGGGGCTGATGTCGTTTTGAGGGCAGGGGCAGGGGGTGTGAGCAGGTGCTGGGCAGGCGGGGGCGGTAGGGGCAGGTGCTGACTGGTGTGTCTGCGGATTTGAGATCCGCTGACGTGGTGTTGAGGGCTGGTGTGTGTGGTGCGTGGTGGTGGTGTGGCCGGCTGTGAGCAGGCATGGCTGCATGGCTTGTATGCGTCTACACGCATAGGAAGCAGCACGCCAATCCCCGCGCCCAATTGCCACAAGTGTCAAAGAGGTGCTATGACGTGTGCACCGGTGCACTGCATCGGTCCAACAACCACCACCAACAGAGCAATGGCACGCATCACAAGGAAAGAGCTGGACGGCAGAGCTGAGACCGCAGCTATTGCCACTCAGTGGGATCTCTGGCTGCAGAAGTCGCTGACTGGCTACTCAGTTATGAGGACCAACGGCAAAGGTGCTGACGCACTGGCTGAGTGTCTGACTGCCTCAGAGGCCAAGGAGTTTTTGAGGGGTCTTGCAATCGGTGCAACGTTCAAAGGCTGAGGGCAAGGGAATGACCTGTAACCGTTTGGCTTGCGTGGTGCTGGGGTTCGCTCTGGCGATCCTGTGCACCACTGACCTTCACAAGGGCCAGCGAGAGCCTGTAAGGCCTCTCAGCACCACTCACAGCTCTGGGCTACTGACAGGCCCTTAGCGGGCCTCCTAGAGGCCTCTCAATAACAACCACCAACCACCAACCACCACCACAAGCCATGACCAACCGCGAACCCGTCCCTTCCTTTGCCTTCGTCAACAGCCAGGAGATACGGCTCACCCTTGCAGCCCTTAACCGGCTGGCTGCCAAAGCGCCTGAACTGATCAAGGACGAGGAAGAGGCCCAGCTCTTCAGCGATCTGCTGGACGCCTTCCAGTCCTTCGCACTGGCCAACGGCTGACAGCTGCACTGGGCCCTCCTGTTGGGCCCTCTACAGCTCTCACCAGCTGTCCACCAACAACCACCACCGATGGCCTGGTTCTTCATTCTTCCGCTCTCAGTCCTGGCTGGCCCTGCTGGCCTTGCTGTTGCCCTCACTTGCTTCGCTGCCAGCCGGCAGAAGGACAGCTTCAAGCGAGGAAAGCCCAGCATTGAAGCCATCGAGGCAATGGCCCGCATTGACGCCATCAAGAACCCTCCAGCCATCAACTGGGGCCAGGTGCCAGTGACTGAGGAGATCTTGTCAGCCCTGCTTGATCGTTGCGGCTTGTGAACAATCTCCAACCCTTCAAGGCCTACCTGTCGGCCTTCCGCAGCTGCTCACCAACCACCACAGCAGCAACAGCTGAGGCCCTCCTCCATGTAGCTGATGGCGTCGATTCAGTCGCTGAACTGCAGCAGGTCATGGACCTGTCAGGTCGTACAGCGCACCGCATCGTCTCAGCACTCCTTGGCCGTGCTGCCTACGTGTCAGGCGCCTGGAAACCAAGCCCCTTCAGCCTTCTGGAAGCAAGACCACATCCGCATAAAGGCGGCCGCCAACTCCTGCTCACTGAACAAGGCCAACACCTCGTTGATTCCCTCAGGACGCCTGGCAAAAACCAGTGACCTGTAGGGTCCACCTACTCATCACCCGTGCATACCTAGTAGTCAATGCGCTGTAAATCAGATGCAGATCCCAGCACAAGCTGGGTATTTCTAGCAGCCCTGGACCTGCCTACATCCACTGGCAGGACAGGGTTTCGCCTATGGGGGCTGCTGTCGCCTGGCAAACGCCAGCTCGCCGTGCACAGGTGCGAGACTCCTAGTACCCAGGCAAGAGCTGATCCTTGGATTTACGTCTGTTGGAGAGGGCTTTGGACGTGTTTGCGTCCCTAGACCCAACCCATCTCCCTATTCACTTCGCCCAGGTCTTCCTGGTCGTTGCCGAAAGCGAGCCCTGCACACTCCGGCTGATCGAACAACGCCTGGACCTCTCCAACAGCGCTGTCAGCCGCACCATCAATGCTCTAGGCCCCATGAACCGCAAAGGTCATGAGGGCTTTGGCCTTGTTCAGGTCGTGCGTGATCCAGCAGAAGGCAGGCGTTTCCTTGTTCAGCTCACACCCAAAGGCAAAGCCCTCCGGCGTCAGATCGAAGGGCTCTGACCACCACCACCAACAACCACCACCATGTCCGGCTCTATCCGCCATACACCCACTGGCTGGGTGGCTGATGTCACCGTCAATGGCAAGCGCAAGACAGCTCTCTGCAAGACCAAACGTGAGGCCATCAGCCGTAAGCGTGAGCTGCTCGAAGCACTGCTGGCCAAGCCCGCTACACCCATCCAGCTGTTCAGCCTGCAAGATGCACGACGCCTGTCCCTCAAGGTCCGCTGGGATGGCACCTCAGCTGAACGGACAGCTGCCATGTACTCACAAGCAGCTGTTGATTACTTCGGCCCTCACACCCTCCTCAGTGAGATCACAGCGCCTGATGTCGATGCCTGGCGGCAAAAGCTCCTAGCCGCCGGTAACAGGCCTTCCACCGTCAACAAGAAGGTCTCAGCACTGCGGTCCATGTTCAATGACGCTCACCTGCGTGGTCACATCCAGCAGGTGCCGCGCTTCCCGCAACAGCTCAAGCTGCAAAACACCAAGGACCGCGTGCTCTCTGATGAGGAGACCGCTCTGTTCTGCCAATACTTCCAACGCATTGGAGAACCTGCAGCGGCCGATTGCCTGGTGTTCCTGCTTGAGACCTGTGCTCGCTGGGGTGAGCTTGAACACCTCACTGGTGCAGACATTGACCTCGCCCGTAGACGTGTGACCTTTGCCAAGACCAAGAACAACAAGGTCCGCAGCATCCCGCTCACTGCCAAGGCTGTAGCTGCTGTTGAGCAGCACCTGCCTGCTATCCGCACCCATCGCGTCTTCCCCTACACCTACGCCCAATACAGACGCCTGTTTGAGAAGGCTGCTGAGTACGCCGGTGTTGGTGATGACCCACAGCTCGGCATCCATACCACCAGACACAGCTGCGCCAGCAAGCTCGCCGCTGCAGGCATCCCTCTGCACCAGCTCATGACCTTTGGTGGTTGGACCTCGCTGGCCTCTGTGCAGCGTTACCTGCACCTTCAAACCGATGCACTCGCTGCCTGCGTCAGCGCACTGGAGGCCTGATCACATGCTCACCACTGCATTGCTTCTTGCTCAGCTGGCAGGCCCTCCCTGCGGCTACTACCTCGGTACTGACATCACACCAGAAGATGCACCCTTCACTGGTTGCACCCTTCCTGATTTCTATGGCCGGCCGGTGGTCAATGTCAGAGAGAACCCGCTCATGCCAAACGGTTATTCCGTTGAATACATCAATGGGGGTGGCAGGTAGCTGGTCCTCACGAGGTGCCAGCCTCACCGCGTCCTGCCAAAGCGGACTACCCGTTCCCTCAGAAAAGGACGGATAGCCAACTTAGCGAGAGCTATCGGGTCAAGATCACTTCAGGCGTCTTCTGAGGCACTGGCAATGCAACGCCCTTGGTGCTGTCGCGCTGCGGAACATAGGCCAGCCCGTCGCACAGCTTCTTGGTGTTCTCATCGGTGAAGACGATGCCTGCACGCAGCAGGTCAGCGCACTTCAGCGCACGGACGATCACAAGGTCGAACTGTTCCTTCTCGACCCTGGCTTTGGCCATCGCCATGCAGTATTCAACGCCGCGACCATCGAGCGGCACGCTCACCGTCACCATCCCGCCGTAACCGCTGGCCCCGACGTAGCTGGAATAGCTGGTGTCGCTACCGACGTAGTAGGGCGAGAAGCTGACGGTGCTGTTCTGACAGCGGAAACCAGCACCAAACTCCTGCTGCATGATCGGCAGCTGGTTGAGCTGAGTGTTGCTATTGAGCACCGTGCCCGACGCTTGTCCTGCGTTGGTGGTGTTGATGCTGTTAGCGATCGGCGCTGTGGTCTGCGCCATTGCAGGACCAGCCAACAACAACAGCAGGGCAAGGAGGCGACGCATCAGTTGGTCCCGATCTCAGAGAAGACGCTCAACGAATTGGTGAGCGTGTTGGTGACAGCGGTCTTGCCCGTGGTCGTGATGCTCACGATGCCTGCAGGCTGGTAGGTCTCGCTGAACTGGAACGGCTCTCCAGGGCGAGCCACCGTGTAGGTCTGACCAGGGCCTAAAGCACCGCCAGGCTGGATGTTCTCTCCAGTGGCGCTGTAGGTGGTGCCGCCATACACCTGCTGCACAGAGTTGACCGTCTCAGTGCTGGTGCTGGTGGATGTGCCCGTAGTGGTCCCAGCCCGCAGCGTGCCAGGGCCATACCAATAGTTGTAGATCTGGGCGCTTGCAGAAAGGGGGGCCATGACGGCCCCCACGATCAGCGCCAGGAGTAGGCGCTTCTGCATCACTGGAACACCGAGAGGGTGTTGCTG